AGCCGTGAGATTACGCACCGCGAAGCTCTCAACCTTTATGACCACATATCCGCCAGTGACGGGCAGTTGGAAAGGGGAGCCAAGAAGCTTTTAAAATCAGCCGATGAAAACGACTTCTTCAGCCTGTATGCGTTACGAGAAAGCTTTGGCCTTGAAGCGGAAGGTTCGTGGGATGTAGCTCTCGACAAGATCAGGGACGAGGACCGCGCCTACGCAACCGCTCTGGTAAACCGTGGCGTGGACCTGAATTCCAAACCCACAATAAAACTTTCCACGATCCACGGCGCAAAGGGAGGGGAGTCTGACAACGTTCTTCTTTATCTGGATCTAACAGGAAAGGCGCTGGAGGAGATGTCACGGAACCCCGACGATGCCTATCGTGTACTATATGTAGGAGTAACGCGCACCAAACAAAATCTTGTTCTGAAGCTCCCGGAAGATTCGCAAAGGGGTTGGATGATATGAAAGTTGTTCTGGAAAGCCCTTACGGAGGAAGTAACAAGGAACGCAACAGATGCTATGCTCAAAGATGTATGCACCATAGTCTGATGAATGGTGAATCACCCATAGCTTTTCATCTTCTCTATACACAGGTTCTCGACGATGACGACCCTCCCCAGCGTGAAAGAGGGATCGACCTGTCCCAACACTGGTACGCAGACGCTGACGCTGTAGCAGTATACATGGACTTTGGAATTACTAAAGGCATGCAACAAGGCATAGATCTGGCTACCAAGCTGGGGCTGCCCGTTCAGATGAGGAGTATTATATATGAAGGGCTCGGATATACTGGAAAAGGCTTCCGAACTTATTGGAACGTCGCGAGCGGATCAGCACGGGAACATGTGGATCAATCATGAAAATATCGCGCAGTTATGGACAGGTTATTTATGGCAGAAGCTTGGCAAAAACCACATTAGTGCCACGGATGTCGCGAACATGATGGAGCTTTTAAAAATTGCCAGAAGAAAACTGGGCGCTCTTAATGAAGACGACTACACGGACGGCGCTGGGTATGCCGCAGTGGCCTATGAGTGCAGGACGCATGAAGAAGAATCTTAAAAAACCTAAGTTTGGTATCAAGACCGAGTGGGTTCTTGTCGAGGAAATGCCGATTACTCCTGACGGCATCAAGGAGATAGCAATAGATCTGGAGACTAAGGACCCACGGCTCAAGACCCACGGCCCCGGATGGCCTACCGGAAACGGTGATGTAGTAGGCATAGCCATAGCCTACGAAGGGTTCAAATCCTACTTTCCTTTCGGCCATGAGGGCGGCGGCAACCTGGACAGGCGGCATGTCATCAAGTGGTTTAAAAAAGAAATCGCAGCTTACCCCTGCGACAAGATATTTTACAACGCCTCATACGACGTTGGCTGGCTCCGGAGGCTGGGGATTAAAGTAAAGGGCCGTCTGATTGATGCCATGATAGCTGCACCGCTCATCAACGAGAACCGTCAGTCCTACAGTTTGAACGCGGTTGCATATGAATACCTAGGTGAAATGAAATCGGAAGCGGCATTGAGAGAAGCCGCGCAGGAATTCGGGGTAGACCCAAAAGGAGAATTATACAAGCTCCCGGCAGCGTTTGTCGGAGAGTACGCCGAAGCTGACGCCCAGTTGACTTTGAACCTGTGGCAACACTTCAAAGCTCTCCTTTCGCAAGAGGATCTGTGGCAGATATTTGATCTCGAAACAGAAGTTCTCCCCCTGTGTATTGATATGACGTGGCAGGGAGTTCGTGTTGATTTAGACCGCGCAGAAAAACTTCAGGCTGACCTGATGAAACACGTAAAGGGTTGCCTGAAGAGTGTAAAAGAGGAGACCGGTCTTGACATCGAACTGTGGGCTGCCGCTTCAATCGCCAAGGTATTCGACAAACTATCCGTCCCCTACTCCCGGACCAAGACAGGGATGCCGTCCTTCACCAAGAATTTTCTAAAGTACCATGAGCATCCCATGGCCCAGAAGATTGCAGAAGCGCGGGAAATCGACAAGATAGGAAACACCTTTCTGTCCAGTATTTTCAGGTACGAGAGTAAAGGCCGCATCCACGGCCACATCAACCAACTGCGCTCTGATGGCGGGGGCACCGTCTCCGGACGCATAAGCATGGCGAACCCGAACCTTCAGCAGATACCCTCCCGTAACCCGGTCATTGCCAAAATGATACGGGGGTTGTTTCTGCCGGAAGAAAACCAGCAATGGGCTTCTCTTGATTTCGATCAGCAGGAGCCGCGCATACTGGTTCACTATGCCAGCTTAACGAAGGGAGGTCTCACTGGAGCGGCTGACTTTGTTAAAGCGTATGCGACCAATCCTAAAACGGATTTCCATCAGAAGGTTGCAGATATCTGTGACCTCCCGCGTTCTCAGGCAAAGACTATCAACTTGGCATTGATGTACGGTATGGGGCAAACACGGCTCGCGGAGCAGCTAGATGTCTCCACTGATGAAGCTAAACGGCTCATGTCCCAGTACCACACCGACGTTCCTTTCGTTAAAGAGCTTCAGGATGTCGTCCAAAGGCGCGTATCCAATAAGGCTGGCTCCGGTTTCATCCGGTCTCTCCTAGGCCGCAAGTGCCGGTTTAATTTATGGGAACCCAATCTTTTTCTTTCCTCCAAGGCGCTACAGAAAGAGCAAGCCCTGATAGAATACGGCGACAATATAAAACGGGCCTATACTTATAGAGCCCTCAATAGGTTGATACAGGCCAGCGCGGCGGACCAAACCAAGGCTTCGATGGTGGAAGTACACAAGCAGACCGGGAGAGTTCCGCTGGTTCAAATCCACGATGAACTGGCCTTTTCCGTAGAGGACCAGAAAGAAGCAGAAAGACTGTGCTTGGTTATGGAAAAAGGAGCCCCGCTTCAGGTGCCAACGCCCTGCGATATATCGCTCGGCCCCTCTTGGGGAGACCTCAAGAAGGTTGACTTTAAAGACATATCTCGTATTATCCCAGAAGAGGATTAAAAAATGGACCCGAGAAAATGGAAAAGCGTAGTGATTTCGATTACTGCGTACAGAAAACTAAAAAAGTTGGCGCGGGAAAACCACCGCACAATCTCAGGGCAATTCACGCATTTGCTGGAAAAAGCTATGGGAGAAAAGTTCTGACCCCCGCCATAGCCCTAGCCACATTTTATGGCGTTTGCTTTCTTGTTGCAGTCGTCGCTTCACTCTAAATTCAGCATAATATATGCAGATCCTCCATGGACTTTTCAAACGTGGAGTAAGCGGGGTAAAGCCCGTTCGGCAGAGGCGCACTACCCCTGTCTGACCCTTCCGGAAATTCAGGCCCTCCCCATTAAAGACATCGCAGCGGATGACTGCGCTCTCTTCTTATGGGCCACCGACCCTTTGTTACCTCAAGCTATTGATTTAATCCAAAAATGGGGGTTTAATTACAAGACGATAGCTTTTAACTGGATTAAATTAAACAAAAGCTCCAAAGGCTTTTTTACAGGGATGGGGTACTGGACACGCGCCAACGCCGAGTTATGTTTGTTAGGAACGAAAGGAAAACCGAAACGAAAGTCCGCGAGTGTAAGACGCCTTGTCGTTGCACCGCGCCGGGAACACTCCCGCAAGCCTGACGTGGTGGCGGATAGAATAGTGGATCTCATGGGAGACCTCCCGCGGATTGAGCTTTTTGCAAGAGCGCCGCGCCCCGGATGGGAAGTGTGGGGGAATGAGACCAACAAATGGGGAAATGACGATGGGCCTCAAAGAATTCAATGATGCTATGGAACTGACTAGGCCCCAGCCTTTTTTAATCCGGTATTCTATTGACCAGAAGACCGCGCAGGAAATGCCTTTTTTGCTCACAGATATATCGGAAGCAAGAGACGTGGCGCATAGCACCCTCCGGTTTGCACTCCGCATGAACGATGCACACAACGGAGCCGCCGACATATTCGATGGCCGCGGCGAAAAGCTGGGCCGCATGGCAGTCCTGTTTGACGACTCTGGCTCCATGGACCATGAACACTGGACTTGGTTTGAGGGCGAGAAAGCACCCTTGCAATGAACGGAATAATCCCATACAATACGGTATGCCATTTAAACGGGATTTAGGAGGACCGCTAGCCAGGAAAAGCTATGAAATGGGGGAAACCGCTGCCCTACCCGGCCTCGGGCCCAAGTTAAAGCTGGTACGAAAAAAGCGGCTGATGTCTGGACAGATACGAGAAGTAAGATTAATGATTGTAGATGGTCGTATAACACCTAAACTTAAAATTGGAAAAGGTCGTTATTCAATCGAGCCCGCTACGGTTATAAAGGTCCTGGGAGAGCTAATAAATAAGCTGGAGAATAGAGTAATACCGCATTGTCATGTAAACAGAACTATGGAACTCTGTGTCTATATTATGCGTGAACTGGCAATGAACAAACGAAAAAAGTGTCGCCGTTTTGATCTCGTATTCTCGAAAAATTCGTGGGATTTTTTAAGAGACCAGTTTTTACGCAATACGGTATGAAAAAAGTGTCCTCCCTGTTGACCAACTTTATCGACTCCGTTGGTCAAAAACTAGGCCGGAAGTCTCCGATAACCGAGACTTCCGGCTCTTTTTCGAGCCCCTACAAAAACTGCCAATGGTGCGGAGATAAGGTAAATGCAGGAGAATGCTTCGCGATGTACACTGGCGTTTCTTTAATCTGTGAGATTTGCGGTAAAGATGTCACGGGGAAAAACATAGAATGGGAAAAGTAATCGATATGCCTCCCAAAGAATCTGCTATGCCTTTGCGGTGTGCAGACCCTGAATGCAGGAATTCTACGTTTTTTGTCTATTACGACAGTCATTTCAGATGTTCAAAGTGCGGCATGTCGCAGACCCATGAAAAACCTTTCAGTTCTATGGAAAACGAGCTTGGTGAAGAAATAAAATTTGATCCAGACCCCACCACCTTAAATGGTTAGGGTTGGGTATGTATACGAGAGGCCGACCAAAAACAGACGCCGCAAAAGGCCACGCCCTTTCAACCACCGAAAAAAGCTGGGACCAAAATCCGGATGGATGAACGCGAAAAAGAAGAAGCGCGGCCAAGGTTAGTAGACTTCATTTATGACCAGCTTGGTGATACAATAGCCATGACAGCCGACGGCTTTGATGATGCCATCCTGGGAATTGGGAGCCGGTGCGGCCAGCCAGACATTCTGGTATATGATGTAGACACAATCATTAATATACTGATGGACCGAGACGGCATGGATTACGAAGACGCCCGTGAGTATTTCAGCTATAACATTGAAGGTGCGTGGGTTGGAGAAGGCACTCCGATCTGGTTGCAGCAAGAAGATAAAACTATTCTTGACCTATTATGATTAAAGTATTTTTTATAACCGCCCTCATTCATACGACGATGACGCCGGACACGGGCTGGATGCAGTGGACCCAGTCATACTCCACAAAAGAAGCTTGCCGCGAAGTGATCTGGGAAGATTTTGACCAGATCCATGCGGCCATTAAAATCCATATGGGTAAAAAAATCGTCGGCATCCTCGAACTCCGCTGCATGTCTTACTCCGAAGCCGTAAAACGAAACTCAGATCTCGGTCACTAAAAAATATTTTTTGGCTGGGGTTTACACGCGCCTTTGAATATGGGATAAGACCTATATCTTAAATGGAGAGGCCCGCAAAATGAAAAGAGAGTTCACCGAGTTTAACCCCCCAATTTGGAATGGCAGCACAGTCGTGGCCGAGTTACTCGAAAAACAAACGCCTCAACAGGAGGAGAGCTACAGGTGTTTTCTCAACCTACTTAAAGTTTTTCACAACATCGACGCGCCCGATCTGGGCCACATCTTCACCGACGACGACGAATTCGGGAAATTCAGAACTGATCCGTTCGCTTGGTTCATTAAAAACCAAGGTGATCGAGCCCGTGCCGTTTACCAGCTAGCGATGGAAAGAACGGGATATACAATTATTCCGGCAGCGAAATGACGCGTACTTTCAGCGCCCTGATAAAAAAGCCCGGAAAGGAAAACTATTGGACTTGGATGTTTCAGGGTGGCACCGTCGCCGCCCTGAAGTTTTTAGACTCGGACGATGATGCCACAGAAGTATCCCTCTACCGAGATGGCCGGTTTATAAAAACAATTGTAAGGGAAGCAGCAAAATGAAAGACGTGTTCAAGAACCGCAGCAAGGTGGAAAAAGGAATCCCCATGCCGGAGCGGGACCACACAGGGCGCGGCAGAACCGGGGAACAAATAGGACAATTCCGTCATATTCTGAAAATGGATGTTGGTGATTCTATCAGAGTCAGAGACGAAAAGTCTGCTAATATCTTCCATACTTACGCCAACAAAAAAGGCTGGGGCGTCACCCGCCGTCGGGTAGACGAAGACGACGGGAGATTCCAGTACCGGATATGGAGAGTGAAATGAACTGGATGAATATTTTTCAACTGCTTGTCGGCGTCGCCGTCATCGCAGGGCTTATTGTCGTTTTTTCAAGTATGGGAGGCTACTGATGGAAGGCCAACTGGAATTAAGCATAGACTACTCTGAACCGGATAATCAGGTCGTCAGGAAGATGGCGACAGAAGCCGTGGCGGCTGGTGATTTCCTGAACTGGGACCATGCTTATGAATCTATATGGGATTTTTATGAGGGAGAAGTAAAATGTTAATGGCTTTTATGATCATAACGAAGATTATGTTTTACGTTGATAACAAGGAATTTTTTGATCTTGCGTCGGAGGAGATGCAGGACGGTGCAAGCTGGGAGTATGTCGGCCCACGGCCCACGGACCCCGCATCACTGTCCATTCCCCTCCAAGGCTTGGACGGCGAAAAGTTCATCCTCTTCAAGCTGAAGAAGTAGCATGGAACAGTCTTTATATATTCTGGAATGCACTTGCGGTTTTAACTGCTACCGGCCCGTGAAGCTGTCAAAAGTTGGGGTTGCAGTGAATGTTGCACAAAGGTTACAGGCCCACAAAAACTCCAACGCTGTTCCTGTCTTTTTATATAAAGAGTTTAATGCAGGGGCGCTAAGTTTTAAAAAACAAACGGCTTTAAAAATCGAAAGTATTGTAACAGAAAAGTTTTCAAAAGACCGCGCTCACCAGAATACCAGAGAGTGGTTTAAAGTCCCCCCTCTTACTTTAGAAACTTACATACTTAAAGTCTTGGGAGGGGAGGTAGCGAGTAAAGGGGGGCAAATAGCTGGCAGCGTTAAGGAAGTTGAAGATGCCCTACGTGCCTTCGATGATGCTAATGAAGGACTGTTCCAAAATTGGATGAACAAAGAACCGGTCCCGGAATCTTTCCAGAAAACGGTGTACTTCATGTCAAAGATAGGATTCATGAAATCACCTATATACAAACCCGTCGAGCGTCGGCAGCCGGTGTAGCATGATTATTTCCAAAGAACCTTACAAATACAGAAGCGGTGAGGGTCTTAGATTCAAAAAAATCGGATATAAATGGACGTTCCAGTGCGACAACCACGACTGTAAAAAGGTGTTTGTACCCAAGGTGCCCCCAACAGGAACTC